TGTTTTACTGTGAACAATGCTCCTTTTGGTGTTGTTAAGAACTTTCCGATTCTTTCGGTATCTTCTGCTGTTCGTTCCGCTTGTAAAGCTGCACCACCTCTAAGTAGTCCACCATCAGCGTCTGCTCCACGATATCCCTCACCGATATCTCTTTTGATTAGTTGGTCATCGTCGGGTTTAAATTTTTTATAATTATCATCGGCATTACTTGCTCTTGATTGTTTTAAATCCTCACGATTATATTTAATCTCTTTTGCTAAGTTTGTTTTTAAATCAATCAATCCCATTTATATTATCCTAATAAACTAAACTATCTGTAAAACCTTTGTTTTGACCTTCTTGATAAGCATCTATTGAGTCACTAAATCCTGAAATAAGAATTTTGTTTGTTTCTTTTTGTAATGATTGAACACTTTCTTGTTCTTTAATTTGTTCACCACGAGCTACTTTTAATAATTCATCGGATGATATTCCAATCGCTTCAGCTATAGCTCTTCTTTCAATCACATTCATAGATTGTATTTCACCTAATGAACCTACGGTTTTTTGTATTTCTTGAGTCAATCCTAAAACATCTCCTTCTAATGCAGCTTGTCTGGCAAGTTCAAGATTTAAATTTTTACCTGTTAAAACTTGTGCTTCAAATTGTGAAGTTAATGATGTTTCTAACTCTAATAGTTTATCTGCTGCACCTAACACCATACTTAAATTAGCTCCAACTTTAGCTGCTTCGATAGCTGCTTGTGCTAATCCGTTTGCTCCGTCCATTGAGAATTCTGCAAATTTATTAGCGTTTGCAGCCATATCTTCAATTACTTTACCGGCTGAAACTCCAGCTGTTCTGGCCATATCTGCAGCCACTTGAGAAAAATTAGTAGCTGCTTCAAAAGACATACCAGTCAAGTCCATCATAGACTTGTTTAATTTAATTATTTCTCCGCCAGTAGTTCCGAAGTCTTGAGCCATCATCGATATTTGTTTTGCTGATGATACTGATAAGTTTTCTAAACTACCAAACTCATCGACGACCGCTTTCATAGTATTTCTTAAATCTTCTGAATCATATCCCATAGCCGACATAGATAATTCAGCTCCTTTTACACTAAACATTATATCGTTAGCTTGAGATGCTGATATTCCCAAATCACTAGCTAAATCTTTTGCTCCAGCTACTAAAAATCTTATTGCGGATGCCGCTGCTATAATAGCTGCAGCTATCGCTAACCAAACATTTTTATTTGTAACTGCATTGTAAATTCTCTGAGCTACGGTAAGGTCTTCAGTCGCATCTTCAGCGTCCATAAGTGGATTAACAATAAGGTCTGCTATGTTTTGTCCTGCTGATTCCAAGTCAAATGCTTTTGATAATATGTTCCCGACAAGTGGAATAGATTCAACTACTGATTGAAGGTTGTTTCCAAGTTCCATAGCTTTATCTTTTGTTAGTTCTGTGAGTTTGCTAATTTCCTCTTCTTCTTCTTTTTGGTCTTCAGCTATTTTTTTAATATTTATTTTGATACCAAGGATTTTTTCTAAACTCTCTAATTCTGCCTTATAATACTGAGCTTGCTCTTTCATTTCTTCAGACCCTTCTGATGCAGCAAAAAGAATCTTCGAAACTAATTCATCAACTCGTTTCATTATTTTGTCGAGATTTGCCTGGTCTGTTGTTGCCACTTAGGATTCCTTGTGTAATATTAAGTTTTTATTTTTGTAACTAATTTATTAATTGACTTCTATACCGAGTTTTGCCATCTTCTTTGCAAAATCAGGGTCATTTTTTCTCATTTTTTTAATTCTATCAAGCATCTGTTTTTCAATTCTTTTCATTTCTGTTTCTTTTGATTTGAATTTAGGGTCATTTTGAATTTGTTTTCTCAAATCTTTGTTCAACTTACCAGCTATAATATTTGCTATAAGTTTCCCAAGAAACTCTTTAATGACTTGCTTGTTTTCTTTTACAAATTTTTTGTTCATAGATTTTTCCTATCAATAAATATCAAGTTTTAAGATTTTTGGAATGATGGACGACTAATAGATGTATTGTCTTTGGAAGCTTTTTCGTAAGCTTGTTTTTCTCTGTTTTTTGCGTCTACGAGTTTTCTACCATAGAACCTTCTTAAAGGAACTGGCATATTGTAGAGTTCGTTGTGATTGAACCCATTACCATAGTAGGCGATGTTGAAGATTTCTTCGTGAATAGCCGCCCTATTTTCCGGCGGCTGGCCAAAAAAATCCAATCCCGAGTGGGATATCTAATGTATGCAGATTCCCTGTTTGACTTGTGTAATCAAACTTCAACTCAATGTCAGGAGTAACTTTTTCCGTATATTGTCTGAACTCTCTATGGTCAAGAGCCAAGAACTCATTATCTACAAAGTTATCTATTATTTTTCGGTCTTTTTTTCCATCAACGGACACAATCTGATACTTTAATCTCGTGGTCAGAGCTGTTGATATACCGGTTATTTTTTGTATTTTTTCGTAACCTTTTATGTCTTCTGCTATTTTTATTTCATCAGAGTGAGTTAACAACTTAAATTCAATAACTCTTTTAGAATTAGGTAATTCAAATTCAAGAATACTTTTACCTTCAATTGATTTCAAATCAACTTCTTTATTTTTTAAAGTCGTTAAGTCTACACTGTGTTCTACTTTTGCACCTGTATCAGGGTCTTTAAAATTAATTTTATACTCTTTACCATAACCCAATACACGAGTTCCAACTAATAGTGCATTTTTATCACCAACTAACATTTCATCTAATTTAACTTCTGGATTAGCAATTACACTTTCTAATAGTTTGTCAATTACTACACCTTGTTGAATTAGATTTGTGGAAGTTAAGATATCTTCCTCTTTTGCTGTCATATATTTGACATCTATTGTTCCACTACGCAAAGGACTATCTTCAGGATATAATAAACCCTGTGATGGTAAAGATAGAACTTCAGTAGGAAATCCATACTGATTTTCAGCCATTTTTACTCCTTGATTATATAAGAATTAATAACTTATTATTTTTTCATTATCTTTTCAGCACCTGCGATACCGAAAGAACCTAATGTTACGAATACAAATGAATTGTATACCATATCATTTATAACTAAATCTTTTCCCCAAATTCCTGTTGCTAAATCAACGACTGCAAATAATATCGTTGTTGTCTTTAAACATAGCCCACATAATTTTTCTCCTTAGAATTCTAATACAGCGTAGTCGTATTGAAGTGTTAATGAAACTTGTGATACATCATTTGAAGCGTAGTCCATATCACTAAAATCTGCTGATGTAATGAATGCACCTTTTAATCTCCATTGTTCCACTTTATCTCCGACTGGCCCTAATACATTGAAAGTAATATCTTTTTTGTAGAAGTCAGAATATCCATCACGACCTGTTACTGATTCGTGGTGTAATCTTACCCATTCCATAACTGATTGTGCTCCACTTGGAACTATTGGGTCATATAATGTGACATTTATAGGTTGCCAAGCTGCCTTTCCTTTTACATATCTTTTTACATTGATATGGTCAAGTGTAATTGTTTCAAAGTTAATTGAAGGTCTTGCCATTGTTTTAACAAGAAACGCTGGTATTCCGTCAATTTCCATAACGAAACGATTAGCCGTTTTTGGTTCAAACGGCGTAAAAAATATATCATTTGGGTCTAGCAATTCAGCCACTTTATTTCTCCTAAAAGTTTTTTACTTCAGTAATAAATATAAAGAAATCAAAAAAAGTGATGCTGAAACTGAATATCTTTTTTGAAGTTTTTTAGAAGTTTTACTTGACATTGTCATTTTTTGTTTGTATATTATAGTATGATTGATGAAATAATATGTGAAGAGTGT